ATCCACAAACAAGGATGGCGATGCTTCCCCATCACAGCCGCAATATTCAGGCGATAGTCTTAATGAGAGAACAATACAAGATCTTCTATTTTTAGAGAACAGGGATAGGAAATATTCTGATGATGTATACGTAGTACGTGGCATCTATAATGTTCAAGATGCAGACTTCAATCTTTCACAATTTGGTATGTTTCTACAAAATGACACATTGTTTTTGACCGTGCATTTGAATGACATTGTTGAAAGAATAGGTAGGAAACCAATGAGTGGTGACGTGATAGAGTTTCCACACATGAAAGAAGACTACAGCCTAGATGAATCAATACCCATAGCATTGAAAAGATACTACGTGGTAGAAGATGTGAACAGGGCCGCGGAAGGTTTTTCACAAACTTGGTGGCCGCATTTACTAAGATTGAAAATGAAAACACTGGTTGATTCACAAGAATTCAGAGATGTGATCGGTGATGCAACAACCGAAGGTTCTGTTGCCAATTACATGAGCACATACAACAGAGAGAAAACGATCAACGATCAGGTTGTGTTACAGGCCGAACAGGATTCACCAAAAGCAGGTTTCAACTACAAACAATATTACGTTGCACCAATCGATGAAAGAGGTAACATAAGGACTGATAATGTAAACACTGAGCAACAAAGAGCCAGCAGTAGTAAAACAGTCAATGCAGTGATCGATACACCTGCAGGTTCACATTATGGATTCTACCTCGATGGTGACGGTGTTGCACCAAATGGACATCCTGCAGGTTTTGGCATTTCTTTTCCAATTTCAGGCGTCGACAAGGGAGACTACTTCTTGAGGACGGATTACCTGCCAAACAGACTGTTTCGTTATGACGGAAACAGATGGATCAAGATAGAAGATTCTGTTAGAATCAACATGACAAATAATGATTCTAGAGCAAACTATAAAACAGGTTTTGTCAATAACACATCCGAAGCAACGATAAATGGATTAACTACAAAACAAAGACAATCACTTACTAACGCATTAAAACCAAAGGCTGACAATTAATGTTACATTTTTACGAAGGACAGGTTAGAAAGTTTCTCACGCAATTCATAAGGATTTTAAGTAATTTTTCTGTGGAAACAGGAAGAACCAGTGACGGTTCGATTGGTCTAAGAGCAGTGCCTGTTGTGTATGGCGATCCAACTAGGCAGGTAGCAAACATTATAAGGAATAACAGTGAGAACGCATTGAATTATGCTCCTAAAATTGCTTGTTATGTAAGAGAATTAAATTATGACAGGGATAGAATGCAAAATCCTTATCACATTGAGAAGCAACATCTCAAAGAAAGAGATGTGTTGGATGATGGCACCTACAGTAATCAACTAGGTGCGGGATACACGGTTGAAAAAGTCATGCCTTCGCCATTTAGATTAGAAGTAACAGCAGATATATTTTCGTCAAACACTGATCAAAAATTACAGATATTGGAACAAATCCTTTATCTATTCAATCCAGATTTTGAGATACAAAAATCCGACAACTACATAGACTGGACTAGTTTAAGTTATGTTGAATTGACTGGTGTAACATTCAGTTCGAGGACGATTCCAGTTGGGGCAGATTCCGAGATAGATGTTGCCACTATGACTTTCAGTATGCCAATATGGTTGTCTCCGCCTGTGAAAGTAAAAAAATTAGGCGTAGTTCAGAAAATTATAATGAGCATCTATGACGATGACGGTGGAATAGCCAAAGGTTTGATCGACGGAGAACTAGTATCACGAAGTTTTATTACTCCAAACAATTTTGGATTGTTGGTTACAGGAAATCAATTAAGGTTGCTAGGAACAACAGGCGTAAACGTGAAATCGGGCGGAGATGGATTCTACACAGGAGCAAAGGAACCTTCTAATTTTGATCCTTTCGAAGCGTTTGGGCCTGCCGTTAACTGGAAAGTATTGTTGGATCAATATGGCAAGGTTATTAACGGGACATCACAGATAAGACTACAACAACCAGACGGCAATCAGATAGTTGGGACAATCGCAACAACAACATTGG